ACCTGACCCACCACCGGCTCCTTCTTTATCGTCCTTGTTTAAGAATGATAATGCTGGATCATTGCCTTCTTCTTCGATTTGTTTAAATCTATATGTACCTTTAGCATCATCGATAAGTTGTTTTTGCAACTCAATCATATCTTGATCTGATAAACCAAAAATATTTTCATAGATCCACTTCTTAGAAAATACTTTTTGTTCTTGCATATCTTTGGAGAGTTCGACTTTGCTTTTATATACGTCGATCTTTTCTTTTTCAAAGATAGTAGATGGATTGGTCAATTCCAATGTAAAATCGACCAACGATTCATCTCTATATCCTTGTGAATATAAATGAATAACCGCAATCTTATTTAACTCACTTACAATAATACGTTGAATACGTTGAACAGTTCTAGCAAAACGTATATCTTCAGCTGCCAATGTAGCTTTACCGCTTAGACTTTCATCGTAACCTAAAAATGCTTTGGGGATCTTAAGCGCTGCCATCATTTTGTTACGAAGATATTCAATATCATCAGTACCTGTCCATTCTAGACCAGACAAGTTTTCGATACTTGTACCACTATCACTACCACGAACTGGCAAGAAAAAGTCTTCTACCATGTTCTGCAAATTGAATCTTAAATTGTAGTCGCCTGTTTGTTGATCCAAATATGGTACTTTTTTCATTTGATCCATAATGCGTTGCATATGGTTATCAACTTCATTTGGAGGAATATTACCGATGTCAACCTTGAAAATACGTTTTTCAGGAGCACGCATAATACGATGAATTAACATTGCGTCTTCCATCAAACTCAATTGTTTCCATACGCGACGAGCACCTTCTAAAGAACTTTTTCCGTATGGCAAAAAGTTACTATCACTCAACAAACGAAAATGTGCAATTTGATAATTTTCCAGATCTTCTAGTTTATTACCATATGGAAGGTTGACTTGGAACTTAACGAAATTCTTATTTGATAAATGTGCGTTTTCTACACGGGTTACATAATAAGTGCTCAATGGTTCTACCAAATAAACACCATATTCAGGGCTAATATGTAAACGTAAATAAAAATCTCCGTATTTGACCATACAACGAGTCCAACTCCAAAGATTGAATTCGATGTTTAAAATGTCATAAAACAAATTGTGTAGAATTTGCTTGATTTCATCGTTGGATGATTTAATATGAATTACTTCACCCATTTCATTTCTAGTTGTACATTCATCTGCATAGATATCCAATGCAGATGCTAGAATTGGATCCATATCCATTGTATCATAATCACGAAATAGTTCTACACGGCTACTTTGATATGATAAATTGAAATCTCTTGTGTATTGATTATATGAAGTGGTGCGTAATCTATTAAAACGATCTCTTAAACTATTACGATCTGTAGCATACTGAATTTCGTCAGTATCAATTACTTTTAATTTTTTACCACCGATATTACGAACAATTACATCATTTGAAAACAAACGTTTCAAACGTGCAAATAATGAACGATTGCGTAATTCTTGAAAAGATTTATCTGCCATATTATTCTAGTATATAAGTATTTACAACAACCAAGTTAAACTTTCTTTTTTGTCATTTACAGTAAATTCCATCGTCTTTTGATGATCAGGTACAGTGCTTACTTGTTTTGGCACTGTTATTTGACTTGTTACTTTTGATATTTTAGAAACCATTGCTTTATTATAAGCTATTTGTTCGTTTCTAAGTTTTAAAGCTGTTTCACGAATCCACAATCCAATGCCTAGTGACATAACTAAATCATCATTATATCCCTTCATAGCCTCAGCTTTAGCTCCATTCCATATAAACACATTCAATTCCTCATAAAGTCTTTTAGACTTGATTATAACACCTTTTTCTCTAAAAAAGTTTTCTAGTTTACTAATGATTAATGGTCTATTTTTACTAGTGGTTGTAAATCCGGCCACTAATTTTTTGTCCGCCGAATTTAATTTATTAGTATATGTTTTTTCCACATCTATAACAGTTAAATCAGCTGCACTATAAAATGTATTCTGATAATCTCTATCTATAATTTGTTGAAGTGTAGCCCAACCCACGTTATTGTTTTCCACGACTAATAACGCATTATTATATTCAGTTGCAACACTTACCAACAAGTTTCCATAATCCTTGGTAGTTAATTGTCCTTTATATTCCGCAACTTGTTCCAATGTTTCTATGTCAAAGATATGAAATGCGCTATAATCTGCTCCATCTCCTCTCGCACAGTCAGCCGTCAATATATAATTTTTACTATAATTGGGATAATCCCATATCCAAAAATCTTGATTATTACCACGTTTTTCAATTGGATCTTTAATATAAGTTTGTTTATAAAACTCTAAAATATCAACACTCACAACTTGATTACCAGATGTACTAAAATCACAATTATGTGAAACAATTCCGTCTACATTAAAAACATTACCGCCGGAGACGTTTACTATATCATATAAATCAATGAGATTTTCGAATTTTTCTATCGTTATGACAACTACATCTACACCATTTGCTCCCGATATTTTTGATCCGATTTTGATATCGTGAGATCGCAGTTCTGAATTTTTATATATAAAAGGATGATTGTCCGAACATTTTATTATTTTGCCATTACTCAATAATATTTTATAGTAACAATCCTTTTTTATTTTTCTGATTCCAAAAAAATCTTGGTAACCTGTTGGAGTCAAAATTTGAAACTTAGTATTTAGTTTAACATTTGAATCGATCATATGTCTATTGTAAATAGTTTACACCCTAACAAATTTTTAATTTCAGTTTCTCTTTGGAAATCTCTTTGTTTCAATTTACCATTTTTATAGTGTCGTTTTTCGTATATTTCTAACACAACATTATTTTTCTCATCATATGCATCTAGAAAATAACCAAGTTCTTTAAGAAAAACTTCGCCACCATTTTCAGCGTGTCTAAATGTATATCCGTGTGTATTACCAAATTCCTCAATTAGTTGTATTGATTTTTTGTTATAACGAGGTATAATTTGACCTTTTATTTCCGATAAATACTTTAATGTGGATACTCTCATTTTTTGTTTTGTTTCTGGAGTATGTAGTTTACCAATTTGAGTTTTATGATATTCCGGACATCTACGACAATATTTTGTCCATGTTATTTTTTTCCCACATTGACATTTTAATTTTGTCAAATCATAATTATGTTCAACAATAAAACGAATCCGATAAGAAAAATTATACCGTCCCTTGTAACTTTGTTGTTGTTTAAATGCATTTTCTAGAATACTCGTATGAAAAAGAATTGATTTATATAGTTTTGGGTTTTGTTTTATCAGAGTTCTATTCTTAGCACGACCAAATAAAAATTTATAATAATTTTCATTTAACAATTCGGATTTGGTTTCTTCGCGCGAATATAAATCAGTTTCACAACTTAATTGTTTCTTGATTTTATCCCAACCGACCGCTACATAATTTTTAGGTACACACATATGGGTTGCAATCACATTCTTGTATAATACATATAATTACAATTCTCCGGAATACAATTTTTCTAAAGAAATATCAAATTCTTTTCCTGATGTTTTATCTCTGACTCTAATCGTAGACTCTCCCCATAGACAATCACATTCTTGCGCTGCACCTTTTACACCTGACAATTCTGTTTGTTTATCTCTCCAAGCTTGATCTCTTTCTGGATGTAGATGCCATGGTAATCGTATTGTTTTAAAGTTGTTCTTACCTTCTTCAGCTTCTACCCACGTTTTATGGAAGAAATTACCAACACCATTTGGTGTACTTAATATAATAGCTCTACCACCAGTAGACAGTGTATATTGTGATGACAACCAAATTTCTTCAATACCGTCGATAAATGCAGCTTCGTCAATGATTAGTAAAGATAGTGCGGATGATCGACCAGCGGTACCAGCAGATGATACTGCTTTGATTTGCGATCCATTTTTTAGACGCAATGAAAGACGATTGTCTTCTACACAGGGAACTTTTAACCAAGATGGCAAGTTATCATTAGCAAATCTAACTTTGGTAACGATTTCTTTTGCGGTTTCTTGAGTAATACTAATACAAAGAATATTCTTATCGTTATGGAATGTCATTAACCACAAACTATAAGCTGCTGTAAGAGTACTAATACCCATCTGACGACTTTTTAATACAATATTAAGACTATTATCTACGAAGTCTGATAGAGTTGTCTCTTGAAAAGGAAACAATTCAAAGTTACAAGTACCACGAATAGGATGTTGGATCTTAACATACTTTTTCATAAAGTATATTGGATCCTCAATACACTTCTTATACTCTTGCTTTATTATTTCTCTTAGATTTGGCTGACTCATATTTCTCTTCGTATTCTTTTATTTTGACATTGAGTTCGTCTAAACGTTTATCGATGACATCTATATCTTTTATTAGATCTTCCAATATTTTGTTGTAATCTATGTTTCCGTCCCACTTTTCAAATGATCCGTCTTCCTCCAAGAACTCAACAGGTTTATCTTTATTTTCCTCACAAAACTTTTTACTTTCTTCAAACTTTTTCTTATAGTCTTCTAATATACCACGCTCATTTTTAAGATCTTGTAGTTCATTGTAAACTTCAAACATCCCTATTAATTTCAACTCAGTCTGAAAATTTGTAAAACAATCATAACAATATCCAGTCTTTGGCCAAACTCTATCATCCAAATAATTACCCCATCGAACATCCATATTACACTTTTTACAACGTTGTTCGTTGATAATGGTAGCACGCTTTGAAACTCTGCGTTTGCTTCCATTTTTCCAAACCCATTTTCTACCTTGTCCATCCTCCCATTCTTCACCTTCTTTGCGTTTATTATTCTCCAAATTGGCATCATAACCAACTTGTACGAATGGACGATTACCTTCTAGGTAATCTTTAACAATACCCAGATTACTTTTACCTGATGCTTTTTTCATAACAAATACGTATTTAATTTATTTCTTAAACTTACTGCCGAGACCTTTTATAATAAAACTTCCTGTAATTTTAAATGGATTACCATAAATACTTGAGTCTCTTACAACTATACCTTCGTGTTTTTCTAAGTCTCCAATTTCACTGGTAGCATTTTTTAATATTTCATCTCCCAATTTAATTGTGGTTAAATAAACAATAGTATCATTAACTATTTTATTTACATCTTGACCTGGAAAATCTTGACTGATATTCTTACTATCTACCGCTTTTAAAAATTGTTCACGGGTAATAAGAGGAGTTTTAAACTTTAATCCTTTTAACCAATCTTTCAAAGACTTAGTTACAGCTTCGCCAGTGGGATACAATGTAACTTGTTGCGTCAAAACGCTTGCTAGTTTTGGTTCTGATTTGAAAGTAGTGTCAATGCTACCCAATACCTTAAAACCACTCTTCATAGCAACCTTATTTAATTTGTTTATATAAGACTGCATTGCGGTTTTATCATATGGTATTTCAACAGCTTCTCTTGATTTAACACTTCCGTCTTTACCAAATGTTTTTGGTTTAATTTCTTTTAATCCGTGGATAGCTAAAAAGTTTCCAATTTCACCATATCCCAACACATTTGTTTGTCCCTCTACATATTCAATGTTGAATAGTATATTAGGATTATCTAGTAACCCAAGCGTTTTCAATTCGGATCTTGTGGATGGAATTGCAGCATCAAAAATATTGATAACTTTAGTACCTATATTAACAAATCCGTGACCGGTTCCAAATCTTGTCTCCAAATCTTCAGGTCTCATTCCTTTGATATCAAGTGGTTTTGCTGATCCACGATCCATTACAAATTGACCGTTTACCATACGGATACTTGCATTAACACCGTCAATCTTTACACTACCGGCGCCTTGCTTCAAAGACTTTACTGATTTCGCAAATACATCTACTAATTTAGCACCAGTATTTACAAAATCAAATGGATGTGCCATATGACCTCCGGCACCACCTTCTTGTATTACTTCACTTAAAATGTTATTTAGTCTTATCATATTTCTACTTTATTTACTTCTTAGGTTTTCTATATTTGGCCAACCACGCAATTAAAATTTTATATATATCGTTGACCATATCGTCAATCGAATTATATTCGCCTCCAGCACCAGGAATTGTTCCGACACTAGATGCTACATATTTATTTTCTTCAGTATCATAAAATACATGTATTCTAGCCATACCCCCTTTATTATCAAATAAATTTATAAATAATGTTTTTAAATATGGATCACGTTGATTGCCCGCGTTTAAATCACTTATGAAAAATTCTATGGCAGGATCTTTTCCCTTGGTTAAATCAGTAAAACGACTATCAGCATTAATTACGTCAAATACTTTTTTAACTTCCGTTGCTCTTTTACGAAGTGCTTTTAAATCATCAGACGAATAACCATAATCGTCATCTGATGTAGAAGTACCAGAATCATCTGTACTGTTTTGTACAGGCTTTAAATGTTGTGTCAACGTTTCATATGCTGCATTTATTTGTATAAAATCTTCGTGTTTACCACCAGCATCAGGATGATGTTTAAAAGCAATTTTTCTGAACTGTTTCTTTAGTTCATCATCGGACAATCTATCTGCATTGCGTATTCCGAATTTTGATAATATTTTAACAGCTTGATCCGGAGTATATTTTATCTCGTTAAGCCATTCTTTTAAAATGTTATTTAGTCTTATCATATGGTTTTAAAAATGTTTTATCAAATACAGTAATTGCTTTTTTGTAAGAACTCTTAGTTTCGTCTAAACTATTATCAGTAAATTGCCAATTCCAAAATAATTGGTCTGGTGTTTTGAATCCAAAAAACTGAAGTACTTCTTTTTGTGTTTGTGTAACATCTTTGCCATTCCAATTTTGTCCAGTTGCAATGAATCCTGAATCTATATCTTTTACTATATTGCTTTCACCCAAAGTAGAATGTCGGTTCTCAATCCAAGTCAATCTTTCAATTAATTTCTGATAAAAACCATTAGCTTGTCCCCATCTTACACTAGCAAAAAATAAAACAACATCGCTTTCAAATAATTCTTTACTTATTTTCCACAATTCATCGCTTTTATTATTTATACTAGCCCAACAACGATGTTCTCCTGTTGGGTTTTTTTCTTTATCTTTTAAAGATGAATCTTTTGTACCACAATGATTTCCCCATTTTGACGATACATTGCCCTCACACGGAACTATATTTAATTTGGTTGTATCAATCAAAGTTACTTTTTCTTTGCCTAATAATTCTTGTATTTTAAATGCAAGTTGTGTACTTTTAGCAATATCGTCTTTGTGACCACTCCATCTATTACTGGTTGTAAGCAATAGTACTTTGTTCTTGGTACGTAAATAATCTATTGTTTTTTTGTATTTACGAGCATAAAGATCCATATCTTGCTCGCTTTGAGGAAGTTTGGCTTCTAATAATAAATCGTTTAAACTGATCATTTTGATAATTGGTCTAAAATTATTTGTTTGTTTTTTTAACGCAGTTGGGATATTTTTTACCAAACAATGTTTTCATACCTTTTTGCGTATATCCCTTCCAACATTTCTCTTCTATATTATTTTCAACCACCCCATATCCAGAACCATATGGAGATGATTTACCAGATTCTGGATTGGATGTTTCTTTATTTAATTTTATTGTTTTTGCTTTTGATGCCTCTTTACGTTGTATAGCATAGTCTAAAGCACTTTTCAACCTACTTTTAACATTTGGATCTTTAGCATTTTGATAAGCTGCTCTAACTCTCTGATGTATAAGATTTATAATTTGAGATTGTCTTTTGTGACTTTTTGATTTAAAACTACTACTAGCTAGTGTATCTTTAATGTCTTGTGATGTTCTAAATTTTACTCTAACCGTATCTTTCGGATTTTCATCTGTATACAATCTTCTACCAGATCCTTTTGGTTTTTTACCAGTTCCAACTTTTGGATCAGACTCAGATAAAACTTCATTTAAAATGTTGTTTAAACTAATCATTTTGATAACTCGTCTAGTTTATTTTGCATTGTCATACCACGAATCACTTCAGGTGTGCCGCCATTGTCTCTATTAAAATAACGTTTATAATTGCTTAGTGCAACGTCTAATCTAGCCTTATCAATTGGTTCTTTTGATAAAATATCCTTTACCATTTTTAAGTTATTAACTACCAAAACATTTGTGTCATCGATTACCTTGTCAATTAACTTTAAAAGAGATGGATCTACGGCGTTTTTAACTTGTGGGTTAGTTAAATCCTCAACGATTCGTGTTAATAGTATCATAAATATAAATATACCGATCAAACAAAAAACCCCGCTTATTTCTAAGCGGGGTTCTGTTTAATTTTCTTTAACCTAGATTAGGAAGAAAATTGAGCGCCCGTTGGAAGTATGTTGAAGTCAAGGATAATGAATTCAGCAGTTCTAGTTGGTTGGATGAAGATTTGACCATATAGGATATTTCTATCAATTAGGTCAGGAGTATTGTTTTGTTCATCCATCTTAACTTGATAAGCGTAGATACCATTACGTTGTTGTACAGACTCCAAGTAAGGATTTACGATACTCAAGAAACGATTTCTTGTAGAAGCAACATTTTGTTCGAATACCAAGTAGTTGCTTGAACTTGCGACAAACTTCTTCAAGTTGATCAACAAGCGGCGAACATTGATACGATCCAAAGCACTTGGGGCGATTTGTAGAGTCTTTTGACCCCATACACAAATACCTTGGCCAGGGAATGCTGCGATTGGATTTACACGACCTTCATACAAGGTGTCACGTTCACTATGTGTCAAACGATCAAGTACTTGTACTGCGGTTGGAATACCACCACGATTTAGACCAGCTGGTGCGTACCATTCGGCAGCAGCATTGTCGTTAGCAGCATATACTGCTGGCAATACTACTGAAGGTGGAACACTGATAACCTTGTTGGTATTTGTATCTAGGATCTTAACCCATGGATAATATGTACCTACGTAGTTACTATCAATTGTTGCTACGCTGTTGACAGCGGCATCAATCAATCCAACGGTTTGGTTACTTGCTGGGAACACAATGTTATCCATGATATAGAAACAATCGCCACGAGCTTCGCACATATCGATTGTAATATCAGTTACATAGCTGTGTTGTTCACAGAAGATACCAGGCAATACGATCAAATTGATATCAAATTCATCAGCATTACCTAGAGCAGCAATTGCTTGTTTATAAGCAATACTACCTGGACTATTGATGTTTGTACAATCTAGACCTTGTGTATTACCAGCGGTAATATCACTACCTATATTGATTGGAATTGCTGGCCATTGACCTTCAAATCCACCTTGGAATCCAACCAAGAACTTACGTAGTTTAACATAAGTTGATTCGTTAACTGGATCATAGTTGCTTGGAATACTACCACTCAATGTTGGAGATAGTAGTGAACCAGTTCCATTTGCATAGAACTTAGCACTATCAGTACCCCAAGTCTTGTCTTCCAAGTCGAAGTCAATGTTGATACCATTTACACTACTTGGTAGTGGCTTGAAGTATTGATATGTATCATTATATACACCTACATTAGCAGATGATGTTGGATACAATGATACCAATTCGTCGTCA